TTCTTCTGTTGGCTCTACGTCGCCACCGTCGGCCTTATGGATAGCTTTCTGCTTAGGATCGAACGCACCGCTATTGCCAATGGCAGACTTGATTTGCGTAGGATGTCGCAGCATGACGGCAAGATTTCCCTTCAGCGACGAAGGTATCCAAGAGTCATGACCGGCGGCACGCAAAGTATCAAACCAGTCTGACTGCGCCTTTTTGTAGTTTTGTGCCCGGTTTATAGCCTCTGGCCGCTCTCCAGTGTATGGATTTTCTGCCTTCAAATACGCCGGAATAACCCGGCCTGCGGTGTTTATCGGCTGGAACCTGCCGTTCTCCCACACATGTCCCTGGCTGTCATTGCTCTCGGCGTATTGGCTGGCTTCATGCGGATCGGTCGTAAACCATGCACCATGCCGACCTACGTTAAATGAAGTGAAGTCCTTATCTTTCGACGTGCCGGTATAGTATGTGCGCGGGACGCCATTATCGTGCGCCACGCTATTGCCGAACCATTGGCTAAAATTGGGATTGCTGGTGACGTCGCCACCGTCGGCGAACCCAGGCCGGCGCGGCAAGTCAGCAACGCCATGTGCGTCATTGATCGCCTTTACCTCGTCATCGCCTAGGACGCGATTGACCTTCATGCCACCGCTGATGAGCCAATTACCGGACATGTTCGGATTGGTTTTGTAGCGGTAGAAGCCACCATGCGGGACTTGGTCCGTAATGTGGGCGGTGTTGGGGATAGGTTCGCCTTTGGCGTTCATGCGGGCGCGGCTATTAGCCACTGACTGCCAATCGACGTCTGCCGGATGCTCAACTTCAGCCCACACATGATTTGACGGTCGCGTGTCTGGCGCTTTCAGGTCCGCATGCGACTTGGCACCAATGTGCGTGGCTACAGGAAGGTCGCCAGAGTGCCAGCCAGGACGATAGGCCAGATCGCCAAGGGTGGACTTTACACGCCCCTGTGACTTGCCTTGCGGCCCTTCTTCGGCAGTCAACCACCGACCAACAGAAACCGGTTTATTGGCGTTCACAAACAGCGGATACAGCTTGCCGTTTTTCGTCTTGAACAGCTTGTATGCCTTCACCGTTTTCTGCGGTTCCGGCATGTCGCCAACGTCGCCACCATCGGCATATCCATCGGGGATCGCGGTATGCTCATCACCCATGCCAGTGACATGCACACCAGGGATCATGGAAGCCGGATGTGGCGGCTTTGGGTGGTCGCCGGTAGGTAGTGGCCCAATCTCCTTAGCAAGCCCCTTGGCGACCATTGTAGCGCGTCGGATGGCTTTGTCGTTGTCGTCAATCATGCCGCCTCGCGCCTTGGTGATATCCGGGTCAGCCTTGTAAGCAGGATCAAAGTCCGCAAACTCAGAACGGATTAAATTAGGCTTGAACACCGCAACAACTTTGGATGGAGCGCCAGGGTTGCCCTCAGGATTTTCTGGTGCCGACATCATCCCAGGGTCTCGCATGTTTTCAAAAATAACCCCAGGAACTCGACTTTTGCGCGCTGCGGCAAGTGTTGATGCCATCCAATTAGGATTATGACGTCCACCACCCATGTCCCAAACATCAAACTTATGCATGTCACGGATTCGAACCGGCATAACATTAGCCCCCGGCGCATAATGGCGAGACACGCCAGTAGAAACACCGCCCATTGGAACCAACCCATGCCCCTCTGGATTGTCTACAGGATTATCAGCCTTAGAGGAGACATACTGCCCAGGAAGATAACTTCCTGCCACAGCCGGGCTATTAGTAAAAAATGCGGCAGTTTCACCGGATGCCTTAGCCCAAGGGTGGGTAGTTAAAAATTTATCAAAATCAGCACCAGTCGCATGATAAAAGCGTTCATCTTCAAAATTCATTTTTTTTGCGCGCTGCATGCGCGAAATAGTATCCGTTGGAAGACTGCGCGCAACCATCATCGCCTGACGTTTAGCCTTCGCGGGATCGTCGTTCATTGCTGTTCAGCCTGCTTTGCGATGGGGGCGGCAATCGGTGCCGCCTGGGGATGCAAGGCGATGTCGCGCGCCAATTCCAATAGCTGGATTTTCTCGTGACTTGCACGGTCGGCGGCGCGGTTGCGGTCTTCCTGCATGACGTCAGCCTGCTGAATGCCGAGGGCGTGGCGCTTCGTCTGCGCGTCCATCAACTTCGCCCTTGCTGTCATCAGATCGACAGGCGTGTCTACCTGCTGTTGCTGCACATCATGCGGTGCGCTTGCTTCGTGTTGCGCCTTCAGCATGTCCGCCTGAGCCTTCAACGTCTGTGCGTCGGCCTGCTGTTTCTTGACCTGCATTTCCGCCATCTGCTTCTGCATTTCCGGCGGTGGCGCAGCCTGTGCGGACGGAGGAGCCATGAACTGATCGGGGTTGGAGAAGCCGAGGGCCTGGATGCACGCACGATCAATGGCAATCGGGTCATACATCGTCGGGTTAGACGCCTGTAGCTGCTTCAGAGCGGCAAGCTTCATCATACGCTGCGCTGCACTGGCTGTGTTCGGGTCTGCCTGTGGCGACAGTTCGTTGTCCTCTAGCGCCTTCAGGAACACCTTCTCGTCCCACGTATATGCAGGCGTCTTGTTACGTTGCCAGAAGCTGTTCGGGTTTTCCTTGAAACACCGTGCAAGCAACCGAAATTCCTCGGCTTGCGATGCGTGCATGCGCTTGTGAACGCTGTTCAGCACCTTCGCGGCCTGTTCGATCATCGCCAGAGTGGTGCCGACAGGCGCGTCTGCGCGTCCTTCACCAACCTGCTGCTCAGACGTGCCGCCGATCCGCATACCCGTGGTGGCAATGTCATTAACCAGCGACATCAGTGCCGGCGATGGTTCCTTATACGGAAGCGGCATGATGGCCTGATTAATGGGCATGCCACCGGTTTTGACCGGAGCGCCACCACCCGGTGGAACGCGGAAAATGTTAGTGTTTTGACGCGCGCCAGTATCCGCGAACAGAAAGCCAGGGAAATTAGAATACATCCCAGCATCAAGCAACTCACGCCAAGCAGCAGTAATAGCGTTGGTAGTATTACCAAGTATATGCAGTAATCCAATGTCGTAGAAGCCGAAGCCAGGAACGAATGTATACTTGACGAAGTTAGCACGCGGGTCAGGAAGTTCTTCGTCGTTCTTGTCGTAGTTGCGAACAATAGACAGGATTTGCTTCGAAGATACGTCAATAGTGACGCGATACGGGACTTCCAAGCCACTGATTTTTCCCTTGTATTTGTGTTCGTAGCCGACGATATCGAGTTCGCAATAAATCTCGTAAATTTCGCGGTCACGGTCGTCTGGGTTCTTGGTTTCGGAACTGACGCCCTGCTGTGCGTCCTTCTCCTCTTTGACGGCATCAAGCTTAGGCGCGGCAGCCTGCGACAGTTCGGTATCGCGGTAGACGCCCATGATTTGCAGGCGCTTGACCGTTGATGGCTTCATCGAAACGCGGTGCGTGATGCGTCGGGCGTTCTGGAGGTCGGATGCGTTGTTGCTGACGATCAGATCGTCGGCATCAACAGTCTCGCTCACGGGCCGGTTGCGCAGGGGACAGAAGTAGACTTTCTTGAACGCTGTGCCGCCGAAGCCAAGTAACAGAAGCATGCGGTCAGTGTCGGGATAGTATTCCGTCGCCGTGCTGGTGAGGTAGTGGTTGAAGTCCTTTTCCAGCGCGTCGGCCAACTGGTCCTGTTCTGCGGTGCTGCCGTTGCTGTCGTCCCTGATCTTGACCGGTCCATCGGTGGGCAGCATTTCCGAACGTGCGTTCGCCTGGAAGCGGAGAACAGCCTCGAGAAGCAGCGGGTGACGAACGCGAGACATGCCCTCAACAGGAGCGCCGTCAGACGCGCCGGCAAGGTTGGGAATCTCCACCTTCAGACCGAGAAGCTTAATTCCCTGCGCGCGGTCCTCAATCCATTCCTGGCGGGTTTCAAGGTCGTCCTCTACGCCACGTAGCAGTTCGCTGCTGATGCGGCTCAGTTCGAGGTCGCTGATGTCCTCAGCCAGATTGTCGAACCAGCCCTTCGGACCACGGCTTTCGGCCTCATCAATGGGCTTTCCGTCCAAGCTGACAGTGATCGAACCATCAGGATGTTCAATGCGTAGGA